TGTTCCATAAATAGAGGTGCCATAAAATGCCGGGACGTTTGCCCCTGAAGTGTTGTCGAACACGACGGGGGTAGGTTGGATAATTCCCAACTCGTCAAAATCAAACAGCAGGTTTACTTCACTAAAGAAACTGCCATCTGGGTCTGTGTACAAGAACATCTTGTAGATGGTCTTGCGAATCCGGGGGTCGTTGATTGGGATGTACGGGGTAGCAAAGGTCGAATAAATCTGCGCCCCATCCAAGCTGTTCCCCGACTCCATCTGATAAACGTAGCCATCTGTGTTCGCGAACACGATGGTTTCAATTCCTTCGTAGAGATTGCTACTGGCAACGTACGCTTTGAATCCCCGCAACTCTGCCCAGTTGATTCCCTGCTCTACCTGCGAACCAATGATACCCTGTGATGCGTCTGCCGAAAAGTTCGTGTTGTACCCCAGCAGCCTGTACTGGCTCTTGGGGCGAATCACCACACTGCTAAATGAGGTGTTGCGGTTCACGAAGTCGGTTACGTCATCTTGTATCGGCTTCGATGCAACAGCAAGGTTGAAGTCCCCCACCCTGTCGGTTGCAGACAAACTCCGTATTCCGTCGGGTCCCAAGTAAAGTACGTCCCCGCCAATCTCTTGAATTGTGTCGGTTTCGGTACAACCGGTGTCCAGAGTGATAGGCTGAAGCTGGAAATCCCCAATCGTATTGCCTACCAGTCGCTTGATAGACCTCTCACTAAATATTATAAGCTGTTCTCTGAAAATAATCAAGCCCGTAATTGCACTTCCGACATTTATTGTTCCTGCGCCACTCGCTGCGGAGAAATCGTCGTAGGTGTAAGGGGCTGTAAACAGCAGGGTCGAACCCTTTGCAAAGAAAAGTTGGTTCTTGAAATTTGCTACGTGGTCGGCTCCTACAACATCTGAAGGAATCCCATCTAAAGCTGTAAAAGTAACGCCATTATAGACAAACGGTACGTTGGCTCCATCAACTCCCACCATAAAGTCAACACCATCGTAGTTAAAGTTTACGAACCGGTGTTTGTCCATACCGCTACGGTCTACAGAAAGAAACGTTAGGGCTGCGTTATTTGCAGGACTGCTATTTAAAGCAGGGTCGATAGTAAAGGTTGAAGAACCGCTGGTAACTGTCGGAGCGGCTGTGATGGTATAGATTAGGTCTACGCCTGCAATCGTAAAGGTGTCGCCAACCTGTGGTGTTCCCGTGATGCCGTCAACAATCAAGCTAGTTCCGGTCTGCGAACCGCCGTCTACCAAGACAGTACCATAGTTTGGCGTGTTTATTTTTGTCCACCCCGAACCCGTCGATTTGAACAGGTCCGAACCCCGTGCTGCAATCACTGCGCTTTCAAAGGTGTGTACCCCTTGAATGATTCCAGAGCCAGATACAAAGGTTAGGGCATCTTGGTCGGATGGGTTGACAACCATCGTTTGGTCTAGGGTCAAGGTGGCCCGTTTGTTCACAGAACTAAAAGAGACACCGCCTGTTGCAATCGTGTAGCGGAACGACAGAACGGCACCATCTGCAGGTGCTACTGTGATTGCCGGAGTGATGGTCAAGGTAGATGCCGTACCTACGAGAGCGGTTGCGGCACTCACTGTGTAGACTGTGGTATCCCCAGCAATAGTAAATGTGTCGTTTGCAGATGGGGCAACATCTAAGCCATCTACGTCGAGGCTCGTTCCTGTCTGTGCCGCGCCGTCTACAGCCCCGCCAGCAAGAGAAAACACGTCAGTTGCGGCAGGTTCGGTGTAGATGTTCCCAACAATCAGGGTTGTGCCGCTCTGTCCGTTACCGTGAACCAGTGGCGCACCATACGGGGGAACGATGTCTGGGTCGTACTTGGTGTAGCCTTGAATCGAGCGATAGCCACCTTCGATAGACGGTTCGTAATTACGAAGGATACGAGCCGACCCCGGAGCATTGATACCATGTTGCAACGGGGACATGTTCGTGATGAGGCCACCTTTAAATTCGATGGCGTATGTTTGCCAACGGTCAGGCATGGGCTTACGATGCCCTCATGTAGATGTTTTCGTTGACCGTTACTGTTCTCATCTGTTTGATACCCTCGTCGAACTTGCGTTGTGAAACCGATGCCATCTCTAAGTTGTCACGGAACATGTAGGCATAGTACATAGCCCCATCGATGATTACGTGACGAAACCGCTCTGGAATTGTTGGGACATCCGTATTGAGAATGAGGTCAACAGGGTCCATGAAATATTCGAAGTCTACCTGATAGGCTTTGTCTGGCATAGGAACTACGCCCCACTCACCGTTTTGGGTGCGAAACACACGCTCTGGAACTGCACCTAGAGCCGTGTTGGTTTCGTCCTCTTGGTCGATGAACCGGTCTATATATTCATCGTAACTAATCTGAGTTAGGTGTTCGGCTCTGCCTAAACCTAACGCTGCATCTCTGCGAACACGAAACGTATCAAAATCAACGTACTTTGCCTGAGACGGAATAGGATATCTGGTAATCCCTGCAGTCAAAGTTTGCTGATATGTATTGTGATTAAAGGGCCAGCCAAAGTGCGCCTGATTGATGTGGCGAATAGAAGAGTTAACGGCTTCTTTGATTGCGCTGTAAAACCCCGTAGCTGACGCAAAGTTCGCAGAGGTTAACTGCGTCTCATTTAAGCGTTTGGCAACATCGTTGGTTAAGCTGAGATAATCATAGGCCATAGTTACCGGGTCCTTACTTTGAGGTTAACGGAGCGAATAGCTGTGCTGCCTGTGGTGTCTGTCATCGTACAGTAAAACGTGTAGTTTCGGGTGTTTACTCCGCTGCCAATATTGATGGTGGCAACCGTGTTGGTCTGTGTTTGAGACACATTCTGGATGCTGTCCGTGGTTGCCCCGCCTGATGCGGTAGTTAGGTCTTGACCCGAAGCCAAAACTGTACGAGTAGAGTATGCGTCGGTCTCTACAGACCAAACGACTGTGGAGATGGTTGCGGCACCAAGAAACCGCGACCAGTCCATGCTGTAGTCGAGCGTCTCTCCGGGGTCTTTAAAGGGCCATTTGTATGACATAAATTACTCCACGTAAACTGTGCGGGTGTAGCTGTTGCCGATGCTTTCGATGTGGACAACTCGCGGTTCCAACACTACAGATATTGTTCGCTCAAAGGCGTTGATTGCATCCTCAACCAAAACTGTTCGCGGGTCGAGAGCAACGTGTACGGTTCGTTCGTAACTGGTTAACGGCATTAGGCTGCTCTATCAATATTGATGGTACGCCGTCTATCATAGAGTTCGCGAACCGCATTGTAATCAAACTGCACTCCTGAGTACGTTCCAGTCCCCACAGAGAACGTCCCCTGAACTCCTGAAAGTCCTGCTGTTGTGTACAGGGTTAGCGTACCGACCGCACCTGTTGCGCTAACACTACCCAGAGGTTCAGTAGTCTGGGCCTCTGCGTTTCCTAGTGTGGCTACTGCACCGACACCGGATACAGATACAGAGAAGCTAACGACGGGTTGTGGGGTTCCGATAGTGCCTGTTGCAGATACGCCGCTAGGCTTCTCATCTATGTTAGCTTGAACCGTGCCTACAGAACCTGTAGCACTAACGCTGTTCAAAACCTCCGTCGGTTTTTCTTCTACCGTATTTACCGAACCGGTTGCCTGAACACCTGTAGGCGTAACAACTAGGTTTACAGTCGGTGTTCCAACAGAGCCAGTAGCGGTTACACTATCAAGAACTTCCGTCGGCTTTTCTTCTACAGTATTAACAGAACCGGTAGCTTGTACGCCTGTTAAGGTAACGCTGTTGCTTATGGCAACGCTACCGACGGAGCCTGTAGCAGATACGGAACCCAAGACCTCTACTACATTAACAGTTACGGAACCTGCAGTAGTGGTAGCAGATACACCCCCAACCTTTTCGGATATGTCAATTTCAAATCCGGTTACTGCTACGGTTTGTATCGAACCTGTTGCAGAAACGCCTGTTAAAGAGACGTTGGGGCTTACGACTCCATAGGAAGCTGCACCGTATCGGGCAACTCCATAGATAGCATCTGTGGAGTCGTAGAAAGACATACTAGGCTATCCGAATGATAGCGTTACTCGCGTCTGCTGCTGGGAACTCAATAGTTAAGTCACCGGCTGTAGCACTAACAGTGCCGCCGAAGTCAATCACAGCAATGGCTGCGTTACTAGCTGCTGTGTTATAGATGATACAACCATCTGCAGATACAGTAACGTCTGCAAACACTTCGTCTGTAAAGTCGACGATTGCGGTAGAACCGTCTAGAGAGATAGTTGCACCGTCAAGAACCTGACCACCTGTTGTGTAGTTGGTTCCGCTGGCTTCGTCGCTGTTGCCAGTTACATCTGAATAGTTGGTTGTGCTGGCATTATAGGTGCCAGTTGGGGTTGCTTTGATAAGCGCAATCTTCAAGGAATCGGTATCCAAATCATGGACACCGCCAAGAATCTCTTGCTTGAAGCTATTACACATCGCAGTTGTAATTGCCATGATTTGTGTCTCCTATTAAAGTGATGTCTCGAAATATTCTTCCAGAGAAATTGAAATATTTACTGCGCTATTTGCGCTGGCTAATCCGCGAACCTTGTCGCCGGGATTCAGGAACAAGGGGTAGTCG